ATTCTAAATTATCTGAAGTTGTAAGAATTGAAGCTACTACACCAGTAGTATTTTTTAAACTTATATGTGAATGTGCGCCAGAACCACCAACATCCTCCAAAGCTAAAAGTGTTTGTGTAGTTTGTCCTGTATTATCTATTGTTAGAACTCCATCAGGCGTAGTAGTTCCTAACATAAGTCGGCCGGAACTGTCGATACGCATAGCTTCTGAACTACCATCAGCAGGTGTATTAGCATCACCACCAGTCATAATTCTAAAAGCACCAGAACTAGTTGTGGCTAAATTAATTGAACCACCATTATCAGCTAAAGCAAATCCAGATGTTGCGTCTGTACTGTTTTGATATAAACCAAGATTATCTGTTCCAATATCAAGATGAAGTTTAGCCGCTGGACTTGACGTTCCGATACCAACTTTTCCATCTGATTTTATAATTACTTTTTGACTTCTTTGAGGAGCAAATATAAAGTCTGGATTAGAACCACCTGCGTTACCCCATGTCGAAAATACTACATTACTAACTCCTTGTGATTCTAATAAAGCTACATTGGCGTTTGCTACTCCCCCAAAATTACTTCCACTAGCTGAAGAACCATAAGAAAACATTTTCATATAAGCACTAGCATTATTCCATGCTTCAAAACCACCGATAGCACTTGATGTTGTAGTTTTTGATTTAATTATATTATTTACTGAACTAGAAACTTCTAATCTTTGTGATGGTGATGTAGTTCCGATTCCAACTAATCCGTTTTGGTCAATAACCATTAGGTCACCACCTAAATCAGAGTTAGCAGAATTAACTTCCAATATATTATTAGCTTGTCCACCTGCTAAAGCCAATGCTGCTGACCCTGAGGATAGTTGAGCTATGTTCATTCTAGCACCTAAATTGTTAGCTCCACCCACTTGAGATACTCCACCTTGAGCATTAAATCTTACAATACCAGCTCCTGCTACACCAACACTAAACCATTCTGAATTTGTTGATGCATTTACTCTAAAACTTGAAAGTTCATTGACTCCATCACCACCAATTTCAAGACCTGCAGTTGGAGCTGCTTTTCCAATACCTACTCTACCTTTTTCTGACATATCTATTACTACAGGAGTAATAGTTGATCCGCCATCATTACCAGTAAATATAATATCCTTATCAGACGTTGTTTGATTTATACTAAAATCTCCTGAGCTACTTGTAAGTGTACCATATGTTGTACCACCACCTGCTCTTAATGTTGTGCCACCACTACCACTATCTAAAGTTATACCGTTTGGAACATCAATACCTAATGCGTTAGATGATATGATGTTTAAGTTAGTACCATCACCTATAATATGTTCGCCAGCGTCACCAAATATTACTTTTTTATTATTTGGTAAAATTACATCTTTATTAAAATCCCAACTGTCAGTTCCTGAAGTATAACACAAACAAGCACTAGCACCATCTACTATTATACCAGCACCATTAGCTGCAGCTGCGTCAGCAGCTCCTTTTGCAATGCATAAAGTTTTATCCTCAATGTCTAAAGTAGCCGTGTTTAAAGTTGTAGTAGTTCCATTTACAGTTAAGTTTCCACCGACTGTTACATTACTATTAAATATAGCTGCACCAGCTTCTGACATATCTAAAGTTAAAGCATTTACAGTTGAACCACCATCATTACCTTTTATAATAACATCCTTATCTGATTGTTGAGATTTAATTACAAAAGCACCTGAAGAGTCAGCCATTAAACCATATGATGTTCCATTATCAAGTAAGTTTATTCCTACTGTTGAATCTAGTTTTAATTCATTTGATGTATCTAGTATTAAATTTTGACTTGAAGCAATAGTTAAATTTGTTCCGTCACCTACTATGTTTTCTCCAGCGTCACCAAATATTACTTTCTTGTTGTTTGCTAAACTTATGTTACCACCTGCTGTTAAATTTGAAGAACTATCTCCTGATAACCAAGTTTGACATGTTGATCCATCAAAAGTACCAATTTTTAATTGTCTATCGCCTGTTGCACTTGCAGCTTGTTGGCAGTTACCAATCATTACATTACCAGAACCAGTTGTAATTGTACAACCAGCAACAAATCCAACACCAATATTTCCATAACCTGTTGTAGCATTAATTAAAGATGATACTCCAATAGCTACACTAGAACCTCCTGTAGTGTTATTCATTAAAGCATTAGTTCCAAAAACTACATTTGAAGTACCAGTAGTGTTGCAACACATTGCTCTACATCCTATAGAAATATTACTATCACCGTTCGTATTATTAGTTAGTGATTGATAACCAACAGCAATGTTATTTAAACCTGATACGTTACTGTCTAAACTAAGATTACCGATAGCAAGGTTAAAGTTACCTGTCGTGTTACTTCTTAATGAAAAATTACCAAGAGATAAATTAGCAGAACCTGTTGTATTAACACATAGTGCTCCCCAACCTATTCCAATATTACTTGATTGTGTATTTGCTTTTAAAGCTTGATATCCTATTGCAACATTATAATCCTGAGTTGTAACGGAACAGTTTGCCTCATTACCTAAAGCAATATTATAGTTACCTTCCGTATTAGATTGATTAGCACATTCACCTAAAGCTATATTACCAGTACCTGTTGTTGTTGATTTACCAGAATTAGCTCCTACATATATGTTTTTAGTACCAGATGTTATAGAACAACCAGAACATCCTCCTATAAAAACTGAACTGCCTGAATTGGATCCTGATACACCACAACCTGCACAACTTCCAATTAAAATTGCATTTGAACCACAATTACATCTACCTGTATTGTATCCTATAATTACACTACCAAATACATTTGCTGACGCTAAACCAGCAGCGTGACCAATCATAGTATTAAAACATCCATGTCCAACTTTACAACCAGCAGCGCTACCAACTAAAACGTTTCTATCACCACCACACATATCTTTACCAGTATTATACCCTATTGCGACATTTTCATGTGAGTTACATAAAGCAGTGCCTAACATTGCAAAAGATCCAATTGCAACGTTATTTTGTCCACCTGTGCCTAGACATAAGGCTGCTCTACCTAATGCTACGTTACTTGATGGACCAAGAAATAATTTCATGGTATCAAAACCTATTGCAACATTACTAACACCTGTTGTAGTGGTTTTCAATGCCTCCGAACCAATTGCGACATTTACTGAACCAGTTGTATTATTTTGTGCAGCTCTAAATCCAAATGCTACGTTATATTCTGCTGTTGTATTTTTTTGTGCCGATTCAAATCCTATAGCTACATTATATTTACCTGTTGTATTAGCACACAAAGCTTGATTTCCTGCTCCAATATTATATTTTCCTTCTGTGTTAAGTCTTAAAGCATTTTTACCTATTCCTATATTATCATGACCTGTTGTATTACAAAACAAAGATTGATTACCAATTGCTATGTTACGAGCACCTGTTGTATTTTTATATAAAGCGTTTTGTCCTAATGCAACATTATCATTTCCTGTACTATTAAAATATAAAGGCTGTTCACCCATTGCAATGTTAAAGCTACCGCCAGTATTTTGTTGCAATGCACCAGATCCGATTGCATTATTCATTCTTCCAGTAGTATTACCATCCATTGCATTACTACCTATAGCGACATTTTTTTCACCTGTTGTATTAGTAAATAACGCTTTATGTCCGACTGCAACGTTGAGAGTTCCTGTTGTGTTGCATGCTAGAGATAAATAACCTACAGCAACATTTACATTAGCACTTGTACTTTTATTTAATGCACAATAACCTATAGCAACATTGCAACTACCAGAAACGTTTGCTTCTAAATTGTAAGCACCTAGACCTACGTTGTAATTACCTGTTGTATTATTGAACAACGATTTGTAACCAGCAGCTACTTGACCAAAACCTGCTGTGTTGTTATATAATGAGTTATGACCTAAAGCAACGTTTTGTTGACCTGTTGTGTTTGCTCGAAGTGAATCTGTTCCTATAGCAGCGTTGTATTCACCTGTAGTGTTAGCATACATACTATGGTAACCAATAGCAGTATTCTTTTCACCTGTAGTATTATTATAAAGCGCTTGAAATCCATGAGCAGTATTGTAAGAACCAGCGTCTGATACATTAGCTGTTAACGCTTGGTGACCTACGGCAGTATTATAACAACCAGAAACATTGGCTTTCATTGCTTCAAAACCTAAAGCAATATTACCTAAACCTTGATTGTTAAGAGATAAAGCATTTTTACCTATTTTAATCTGATCTCCATGAGAACCTAGTATATGACCGTTTGCACCAAAAGTTAAATTACTTGTTGTTGTGATTGTTATATCTGAGGCTAAATCAGCACCTGTGATAGTTGCGTTAAGTATATCAGCTGACGTAATTGTATTGTCTAAAATTTTTGATGATGTGATAGTGTCGTCTGTTATAATCGCCAAACGAGCAGGTGATTTTCCAAGATAAGTAGCCATCCTACGTTATCTCCATTATACTTAAAGTTGTATCTAAACTATTTAAAGTGTTAGATTGAACTTTTAAAATATCTGTAGTCTCCATTACATACTTATTTCCTGACATAATTTCTAAAGAAGCTTTTGCAGGAACTTCAGCATTTTTTACAATAGTCACATTGTCTCCGTCACCATTTTCTAAATTAACTGTAACTTCAATATTTGATGTTGTAATGTTTGAGAGAGTAAGACCTAAAACTATAGCTGTTGTAGATGAGGGTGTTGTATATACTGTAATTGCTGTATTAGCAGCTGTACTTCCACCAGTTTTTGTTTTAAGTTTAAAAGTATTTGCCATGGTTTATCCTAGCGCAATTGCTAAAGCTGTTGCGTCATCTACAGTAGCAGCACCTGTTGTTTGATTTGCAACTTCAATAATATTATTACCACTATCTTTCACATAAATTTTTTTATCAGCTGTATTGACAGCCAATTCACCTACTTGTAAATCATTAGTTTGTGGAACTGAACTTGCAGTTTCGCTTCTTTTTAATTTTATAACAGTCGACATAGTTTTTGTTTGTGACGACTATTAATAAGTTCCGCCGTCAATATCTCCGTAAGTTACATTAGTACCGTTGGATTGTAAAATCTTACCATTACTAGAGAGTGCTAATTTAGCAAGTGTGTTTGATCCACTTGCAAACAAAATATCACCAGTAGTATAAGAAGATTGTCCTGTACCACCATAAACTTCTCCGATTACAGAACCATTCCAAGTACCAGTTGCTATAGTACCTAAAGTTGTAATTGAAGTTTGTCCAACATATGTATTAGCAATAGTTATTGCGTCAGCACTAACAGAAATTTTATTTGCTGTACCTACAGCGTCAATTGTATTACCAGTTTTAGTTAAACCGTTTCCAGCTGAAATTTGACCTGCACCAGAAAACTGTTCAAAATTTATTGATGTTGTACCAAGTGTAATTGAACCATTTGTACTTAAAACATAACCGTTGTCAGCATTAGATGTACCTTCTTCGGTAAAAGTAAATGCACCTGAAGTTAATTCAGAAGCAGCGTCAGCGTCTGGTGTTCTAGTTAAAATGAAAACAGCACTACCACTACCTGTTGTTGTAACTTTATAAAAACCGTTTTGAGCAGCTACTGATTGATTTTTTACAAGAACTCTATCGTTTAAAGAAAGAGTTACACCATCAACAGAAATTGCACCATTTGATGTTGCTGTTAAAGTACCAGCACCGTTATTGTAGTTAACAGCTAAGTTTGCTGTAGTAGCAACACGGACGGATGCTTTGACATCAAGTCCATTTGCAACACTATCAACATAAGTTTTATTTACAAGTGAGTCTGAACTAAACCCAGCACGTGCTTCATAACCTGAAGGAACTGTAACTGAACCTGTACCGTTAGGAGTAAGAGCTAAATTACCGTTTGAGTTTGTTGTTGAAACGGTGTTACCGTCAATTGTAATATTATCAACATCAAGAGAAGTAATACCATTTAAATCTGTTTGAGTGCCACCTAGTGAAACTGTATCAGAACCTATAGTAATAGAACTATTTGCAAGTTTTGAATTTGCAATTGAACCAGCAAGTTGTGTGCTTGATATACCACCAGCTTTTATAGTTACAGCTCCAGATGAGACAGAAAAATCATTGGCACTGAAAGAAGCAATACCTTTATTTGAATCTGTAGCATCTTCACCTGAAATTGTAGTTGTGCCGGCAGAGTCATCATAAGTAACATCAATACCCTCACCAGCTGTTACAGAACCACCAGAAATATCTTCTATGTATTCTTGTAAAGATGTGCTTGTGTTATCAACATATATATTTTTGATAACTGATTTACCAGATCCGTGAGGTGTAATTTCTATATTACCGTTTGTATCTGTTGATGATATAATTCTACCATCTAATTTTAAATTATCTACACTCCATTCATCAATTTTTTTATTAGAATCCAACAAGACACTTGATGAAGCCGTTGCTACACCATGCGAGTGATCTAAAAGATTTGTAAAATATTCACCTGCAATTTCTATTGGTGAATTTGAATTTGAAGTTGGATCACCTATGAATAAACGTAAACCGTTACCACCAGCACCTGCATTTGCAGCTGAGGTATCGTAGACATAGGCTAACTCTCCTTGATTCAAACCACTAGGAGCTGTAGCGCCTGTGGTTCGTTTTATTTTAATTATTGTTGCCATTTATTCTCCCTAAAATGTGCCTCCGTTTAATATTAAATTTCCACCTGTGTCAGTTATTATTTCATTCCTACTTGTCCATTTTTTAGTATTATTATCATATTGTAGCAATGCACCATCGGCTAAATTAGTAGCATTTACATCTTCTAAATTGCCTAAATTTGTTGTCGCTGAGGGAGTTGTTACAGATACCTGTTTTGGTCCAGGAGCTGTAGTAGCATTTACGCTTGCCGTAAGATTAGTTGTTTGATTAATTCTTGCAGTATAATTTGACATACACCCTCTCTTCTTCTATATTTATAATATTTATATAGTGGAAAGGGGTGTATGTTGTGTTTTGTGAAAATTATTTTGCTGTGTCAGCAGTATTGGCAGTCGCTACGTTTGAGGCTTCCTCAGTTTTAGGACCGTCAACTTTTTCAAGTTCTTTTTCAATTTTAGCATCATAGTGTTTAGTAAGAACGTCAATTTTCTCTACTTCTACTACATGTCTCATTCTATTTGCCTGTAAGTCTTGTCTTACTGCAATAGCATTTAAACAATCTGCTGATAATTTGTCTTGTTTATATTCTTTACCGTTGATAAAGATACTTGGCACTTGAGGTGCATTTTCTGTTGTTTTCGTGTTCAATTCACTACTCATATTTTATCTCCTTAACATATATGTTGTTTATCTATTTATATAGTAACTTGTGGTCTTATTGAAATAATTCCTTCAATCACTCTTGTTACGTCTCCTGATGAGGTTTGAGTAATTTCTACATCAAAAACGTAACGTGCTGGGGCATCCAAAGCTGCTGTTTGAGTGGGTGTTAGTGATAAAGTCACTACACCAGTTGTAGGATCGCCACCAATCGAAGTTGTCATGGCTGTTCTAGTTCTTGTAGAATTATATCCTAATGCCAGTTTTGCAGCTGCTGAATAACCAGTTAAATTAAAACCTGTTCCGTCAGCATTTTTAACTGTTACTGCTGAACTAAAGGATGCTCCTTGATCTATATTTAAATTTGCTATTGCCGCCATGCTATTA